TTATTCGGCCTTGGATGCCTTGGCCTTGAGGGTGCTTGCGCCGATGACGACGCCGATGGTCAGGGCGACGGCGTTGATGGTCGTCGCGGCCGGGTCGGCCCATGTCCAGCCCCATACGGGGCCGAGGGTCTGCACGAGCACGCCGATGGCCGGCAGCACGATCAGCGCGAGCCATTTGAGCACGTCATAGGCTCGGTTCGGCAGCAGCCAATCGGGCACGGTCGGCTCCGTACCGGCGGTCTTCAGTTCGGTGTTTTCGTCGGTCATATTGTCCTCGATTCTGTGATTTGGAACCTAGGAACCTCGCCCGGTGTCGGGTGCAGGGTTCCTAGGTCGGGTTCGGGTCGGCGCTCAGTAGTGCAGCACTTCGCCGGGGTAGATCACGTTGGGGTTGCCGCTGCGATAGCCGGTGAGCTGCGTGTAGCCGATGCCGAGCCGTGCCGCGATGCCGCTGAGGGTGTCGCCTGCGCGGACGGTCACGGTACGGGACGGTGGGGCGTTGCTGCCGGTGGCGACGCTGCCGCCGCCGTTGTAGGTGACGACCTGACCGGGGTAGATCAGGTTCAGGTTGCCGCTGGGCACGCTCCACCTGGACAGCGGCCACAGGCCTGTGCGCGAGGCGATGCCGCTCATGGTGTCGCCGGAGCGGACGGTCACGCGGGTCGTGTTGGCCTGCGTGGTCTGCTGCGTCGCTACGGTCGCGGAGCCGAGGCGCTGGTTGACTATCGCCATGACCTTGTCGTAGTTCGCGCCGAGCGCGTCGCGGCGCTGCTGGCCGTTGCCGTAGTCGCCACGGATCGTGGCGGTCGCGAGTGCCTGTAGGTCGATGGTCTGGGTCGGCGGCTTCTCGGTCGGCGGCGGGGTTACGGGCTTGGCTGCGCCGGCGGGGTTGGCGTAGGCCTGCCACTGGGATGCGTCGCCTCGGAAGTAGTTGAGGTCGAGCGGCCCGTTGTAGCCGCTGATCCATCCGTTGGAGGTGTACTGGCGCATGGCCTCGCCGTAGATCGCGTAGTTCCACGGTCGGCTCTGGTAGCCGGTGGGAGCGTTGCTGGCGTACTGCGCGACCCAGAGTCCGCAGTTGGCTCTCACGTCGCTGGGGAGCTGGTTCAGGTATCCGGCGCTGGTGTACACCATCGGCCATACGCCGGTAAGCGTGTGGACGCGCTGGACGAACCGGCGAACCCAGTCGGAATTGCCCCACTGGGCGTTCTGATAGGACTCCCAGTCGAGCACGAGCACGGCCCTGCCGATGTAGTCCCTCGCCCGGCCGACGAAGTAGTCGGCCTCGGCCTCGGCGTTGTTGCCGCCGGCGTAGTGGTACAGGCCGAGGCTCTTGCCCCGGTCTGTCACGCACTTGGCCTGCGTGCGCCAACTGGAGTTCTCGAAGCCTACGCCCTGGGACACCTTGACGACGGCGAAGTCGTAGCTGGCGGTGCAGGTCACGTTAGCGTCCTGCCAGCCGGACACGTCGATGCCGACCATGTCGGCCATCGCGATCGCCGGCGTGCACGCGAGCAGCACGGCGAACAGTGCCGCGATGAGGGCCTGTAGCGGCTTGCTTTTGTTCTTGAATCTGCCCATTCGTTTTCCTTCCTATGTGGTGGGCATGAAAATAGCCCCCGCCGGGATCGGCGAGGGCTAAGCCTGTGGTTTTCTCGGGGCTATCGGCGCGTCCTGTATGTCCTGATTGACTTGGGTGCCGTGCCCGTTGCCGCCGAGGCTGTGGTAGCTGTCGTAGACGAGCTGCGCGGTCCGTTTGGCGGCGTTGTCGGCGATGCCGTCGTCGGCGACCATTTCGCGCTGCATCTGTTCCAGCTTGCACAGCAGGAGCACGCGCACGCCGGCCTGCATGGCGTCGGCCCTTCGTCGGTAGCCGCGCCACCAGCCGAGCATGTACCCGCCCAGGGCGGTGACGATGCCGGTGACGGCCCAGACGGTGAGCTGCTGGGCTATGGGGTTCACTCTCCGCTCCCCTCGTCGAGGCCGGCGATGTATGCCCGTACGGCTTCGCGGCCCGCTTCGGGCACGTCGTCGATGGTCTTGCGGCCGGCGATGACGAGGCGCGCGTAGACGCGGATCATGGCTTTGCTCATGCTTCACCTCCCGCGAGAAGCTGGTAGATTTCGGCCAGAGCCTCGTCCTGATCGAGACTGGACGCCTCCAAGTCGCCGAGACGCCGGCTGTCCGATTTGGACGCCTGCAAACAGTCGAGCCAAATGCTGTCGGCCTGCTCGATGGCCTCCTGTTCGGTCAGGTCACGCACGGTATAGGCTTCGTCGGCGGTGTATTCCGTCCACGTGGTATCGCCGTCCTCGTGCACGACGGTGGCGATGTTGCGGCGGATGCGGATGTCCGCGAGGCCGTCGCCGCGCGGGTAGTAGCTGACCTCTTCGAGGGGTTCGGGGCTGGATACCGTCTGGAGCATGGTGGTGCCTTCCTGTGTGTGATGGGCGTCGCGCTGAGGTATCGGGTCGCGCGGCGCATGGTTGAATCGATGCGGTGCCTGCGGCGGTATTGGATGCTGTCGCTGTTGCGCAGGTATCCGTAGTAGGAGCAGCAGCGCCGCGCCATGTACTCGTTCATCGGCCGGCGGGCCGCGCGGTTGAACGTTCGGCGGGCGCGGCGGGACCGCTTGCCCTTGAGGTAGTGGTCGATCGCCCTGCGGACGAATGCGGGGGTTTCGCAACGGGTGTGCTTGCAATGGGTTTTCAGAGCGTTTCCTATCTGGACTATGCCGGCGTTCGACGGTGCTGGATGGGTTCGGGTCTACTGGCCGGGTGCTCGGTTTGATTTTCGGCTGGGCCGTGGCTTGCCCTCTCACTGGCTGGCGTGGAGGGTAGTTGTGGCGTAATGATCGTGTTGACAGGATTGACCGGATATGCGGCCCCCGATGTTCCACCTGCGGTTCGCGAGGTCGTTCCAGAGGTTCGCGGCGAAGGCACCGTACTGCACCCCATCCCTGAGGTTGCCGAAGCGCTGCACCACGCACGGACGTCGGAGGCGTACCGCCACAAATCCCAAAAGGCTGCGAAACGTCATGAGGGGGCTTTCGCCCCCTCGCTGCGCTTCACCCCCATCGCACTGCGGCTACGCCTTCGTGCGACCGAGCGCAGAAAGGCGGCCCCCGATGTACCACCCGCGGGACGCGAGGTCGTTCCAGAGGCTCGCGGCGAAGGCACCGCACCGCACCCCATCCCAGAGGATGCCGAAGCGCCGCACCTGACGGAGGCCTTGGGATGCGAGCGGGTTGGCCCCGATGGCGTCGCACATGCCGGTGGTGCTCGTCGCGCCCAGTCCCGTGGGGATGATTACGCCATTGGACAGGGTGAAGTCCTCGGCGTATCGCCATGAGTTGTCCGTGGTCTTGTCGCGTGGTGTGAATTCGCCGATTTTGGTGTAGTTCGTCGTCGAGGTCTTGCTGGCCTTGGTGATGTCGAACACGCGGTAGATGTCGAGTCGACCCTTGTCGTCGCTTTCCTTGACGGCGTTGACGATGAGGTCGGCGTCGCTCTCGTAGACGCCGTTGAATAGTTCGATACCCTGCAACCGGATGGGCTGGTGGTTTGCGGCGAACGCGGCGGATGGGCGGCCGTCGGTGCCGAGCAGTTTGTCGGTGGCCCCGGTCTTCCACGGCATGCTGCTGACGAAGCATGCGGTGGTCGTGGTGATGGGGGTTCCGTCGAGGTTGAGCGCGGTGTTGTTGGCGTCGAGGTTGGTCTTGCTCAGGATGGTGCGCGCCCGGGCGGCGCTGTAGTTGCCGGCGTTGTTGCGTTCCTTGTCGGTGCCGACATTGACGGTGCTGCCGATGTCGAAGCCGCTGGCGGCGCTGGTGGCGATGATGACGCGCTTGACGCCGGTTTCGGCATTGGTGACGGCGGTCTGCGGCGTGTACTGCCAGCAGCCGCCGAGCACGTCCGAGTTTTTGGTGGCGTATTTGAGCATGAGCATGAGCTGGACATAGAAGGTGTCGCCCTGGCAGCGGCCGGCGTATCCCTTGCCCTTCTTGAGCGCGTAGTCGATGGCCCGGTTCTGCGAGCCGAACTCGCGGTCGATCTCCTTGCCGCTGACCGACAGGGGTCGCTGCTGGGAGTCGAGGGACGCGGCGTATTTCGCGAACAACAGGCATGGCCGTTTGCTGCCGTCGGGCAGCAGCACGCCGGGCAATGGTGTGTAGCCGTCGTATTGGGTGTCGCTGTACAGGAATTCGTTGTGGGTGCCGGTGCTGTCGAGCTTGTAGTAGCCGGGGCATGTCATGACGTACACGTCGCCGTTCGATCCGTCGCGTTTGAAGCGGGTGTCGATGCCGTCGATGGCGGTGACGTGGGGTATGCCGTCGTCGTCCACGGTGGCGTTCACGTCCCACGTGCGGAAGGCGCTCAGGGCGCTGTAGTCGTCTCTGCCGGCCTTGTCGTTGGTGCTGATCTCGATGGTCAGGTTGGCGTTGTCGCGGGTCTTCACGCCGGTTGGCGTGTTGCTGTACGTGTATTTGGGGAATCTGACGCCGTACACCTTGCCGTCCTTGTGGGCGGTGAAGTAGCTGGCGAGGTTGCCGTATTCGCCCTTGGTGCTGTCGTACTCGAAGCGCACGCCCTTGGCGGCGGTGGCGTGCACCTTGGCGATGAGCTGGGCGGTGTCGGCGAGGGTCATGACCTTCTGCGTGTTCGCCATGATGGCTCCTTCCTGTTTATCGGTTGATGATGTCGAGCGCCCAGTCGATGTCGGACTGGGTGAGCGGCGGGATCGTTTCGGCGTCGGACAATGCCGGCGCGATCACGGTGTCGTACTGGGCGTCGATGTCGGCTTGGGTCGCGAAGACCACGCCGGCGGCCGCGCTGGCGGCGATCTTGGCCTTGCAGTCGTCGGAGAGCTGCCGGTATTCGATCACGCTGGTGCGTGCCGCGTTGGCGGCGTCCCTGGCCTCGCCGGCCGCGCTGACCGCGTTCCTGACGGCCTTGTTCGCGTCGTCGATGAGCTGTTCGAGGACGTTCATCTGATCCTGCGCGTCGGGCGCGGTCGCGTCGAACACGGCCCGTTCGACGATGCCGTGGAAGTTGCGCGAACAGGTTCGCGTGCCGTTGACGCTGACCTCGATGCCCATGAGGATCGCGCCGGCGTGCTGCAACGCCTTGCGCGGCACGGCGACGCGGTACGTGGCCGTGGGGGTGCCGAACACTGCCGGCATGCTCACGCGGTCGCCCAGCCCGCTGCCGGGCGTGGTGTTGTATGCGAGCGCGACGGTGATGCCGGTGGTGTCGGTGATGGGGGTGCCGTTGTCGGTGAGTTCGACGGTGATGGTTCGGCCGTTGATGTCGCCGGCGTTGAGGCGTATGTCTGCGATGTAGCCGTTGGCTAGGTCGAGTTGGATGGGTTCGCCTGTGGCTTCGCGGAAGCTGTCAAGCGTTGCCATTGTCGTCGTCCTTGTTGGATTGGTCGGTGAGGCGTTGGTTTTCCTTGGCGAGTATGTCGATCTGGGCTTGGAGTGCGGCGATTTGGACGGTGCTGTCGGCGAGCATTTCGCGGAGTTTGCCGATCATGGCCGGGTAGAGGTTTTTGTCGTCCATCAGTCGTGGTCCTTTCCGTCGTTGGTTTGGGTGAGTGATTCGATGAATCGGTCGGTTGCGCTGGCGATGTCGTCGGCGTGGTCGGCGAGGAGGTTGCCGAGTTCCGTTGGTTCGATGCCGGCGGGCAGTGCGATGGTGGTCGGGGCGTCGGTTTCGTCTTCGGCGGATGGGTTGGTGGTTGCCGTGTCCGGCAGGAGCGGGAGGCCGAGCAGGCCGCGTGTTTTGTTGCGGCCGGCGGTGAGCGGATCGTCGGGTGTATTGTCGGCGGGCGCGGTGGTGGTGTTGATGGCTTTTTCGATGGCGTTGTAGGCGCTTGTCCATGCGGTTTCGCCGGTTTGGGGGTCTGGGTCTGGTTCGCCGTGGTCTCGGACGTGGAGGATGGCGGCTACGGCTTCGGTGTCGGTTTCGATGCCGAGGAGTGTGCGCCATGATGCGATTGCGGCGAGTGGTATGGCGTCGTGGCGCATGGCGGGTGTGGGTGGGGTGGTGGTGATGGTGGTCATGCCTTCGGTGACTGCGGCCGGCGGGGTGGTGTCGGCGGTGAGGGGTCGGTCTATGAGGAGGGTGGGCTGGTCGTTGATGGTGGTGACCTGCATGGGAATCTCCTATTTCTTGAGGAATCCGATGGTGTGGAGCTGGTAGGGTTTGTTGCCTTGGAACAGGGCCGCATAATGCGTGTTGATGGATAGGTTGGAGACGACGCCGGTGCTGGCGTTGCGGTTCCAACTGGCATCCATATTGGTGACCACCCTCTCCGGAGGCGTGTACACCCAGATGCTCCAACCGCTTGCCGTGCAGTCGGACACGGTGGTCACGAACAGACCGGGATCGTCCTGCCGGTGATCGACTGTGGCGAACGCCTTGTATGACCCGTATTTCGCGGGATTGGAGGATGTGAGGGTGTATTGTGCGTATTTCATGGCTCCGATGTTTTGGCCTTCCCACCACGCGGTTTGGAAGGTGGAGCGCCCGCCGGAGAAGCCGCCGAGGAAGCCTCCCATGTACAGGTATCCGCTGTCGATGTCGGCTTGGATTCCGACCAGGCCATTGGGGTCTCGCGCGGCGAGCGTGGCGGTCGTGGCCCCGGTCTTGGGAGACCACAGACTTAGGTAGGCACGCCTACTGCTGGGATCGGTCGAGTCATAGTCCTTTTCTGCGACGAGAAACACGGTGCCGACCTTGGTGGTGTTGTCGTCGGCCTTGCGTTCGCCGATTCTGGCGAACGCGCCGGGGTCGTGCTCCGCGCGCCGCCCGCCGTTGAACGTGAGCGCGCTGACTTCGCCCTCCTGCTGCGTGGTGGACTCGACCGCGATGTACGGGTGCTGGTACGAGCCGCTTCCGTGGTAGAACTGGATGCCTGCGCCTTCTAAGGAGTCCGTGCCGGAGATTTCGGTCTGTTTGAAACTCGGGCTGATTTGCACCCTGTTGCCGGTTCGGGCGGTTCGGAAGGTGCCGGTCAGGAGGTTGTTGACACCGTCCCCGTCGAGGTGGACGGTTTCGTTGCCGTTGGCGTCGGTCATGACGAACTGGCCGGTGTCGAGGTTCCAGTAGGAGCGCTTGCCGGTGATGATGCCGGTCTTCATATAGGTGGCGTTGATGTACAGCAGTCCGTTGGACAGGTAGAGGCCTTGTTTTTGGCCGTTGTTGGTGAGCTTGTTGAAGATGTAGGTCTGGGTGAGTTCTCCTTCGAAGGTGTCCACGTAGCTGCGGGCGGCGGTCTCGTCGGTGCATTGCAGGCCGGTCCAGTACCAGTCGGCGTCGGATGCGGTGGCGGGGTTGCGATCGACCTGCATCCACAGGCGTGCGGTTTTGGCGTTGGATGGCACGGTGTAGCTGCCGGACACGTATGTCCAGCCGTTCGCGTCGGCGGCGGATTGGGCGATGGTCTGCCAGTGGTTGCCGTTGCCGGTGTCCGTCCAGTGGATGCCGAAGCTGCTGGTGACATTGCCGGCCTTGCGGTATGCCCAGCCGGACAGGCGGAACGTGTGGCCCCGGAACGTGTCGAGCGGCCATCCGAAGTACGTGTCTCGCACGTTGCCCAGGTGGATCGCGCTCGTGATGCCCTCGGGGTGTGTGGCGGGCATTGTCTTGGTGAGTTTGCTCGCGCCGAGCTTGTCGAGGTCGTGGTCGGGGTTGCCGTTCGGGTTGCGCACGAGGTTGCTGCCGTAGGCCATGATCGCCTCGGCGTAGGTCTTCGCGCCGGACACCGCGCCGTCGGCATACTGCTGGACGGTCTTGCCGCCGATGGTGCTGCGGGCGGACAGGCTGAAATCGCCGGTGTCCATATCCCAGTAGTTCAGGCCGGCGGCGTCGGAGAGACGGCCGGTGAACACGGTGTCGGCGAAGATGCCTTTGCCGTTGGCTAGCGCCCGGAAGTCCCAGTCCCCGTTCGGTTTTTTGTGGTCGGCGATGCGCCAGTAGCCGCCGCCGATGTGGATGCATTGGGTGGGGGTCTGGTCCTCGGGCTTGTCGTACACGTAGATGCCTTGGCCGGGTTTGAGGTACGTGTATCCGCCGGTGGCGTTCATGATCTGGTTGATCCGGTCGATGAGGTCCTTCATGTACGGGCCGGTGCCGCCGGCGGCGCTGTTCCATGCGCCGGAGTTGGAGACGAGTTTGTCGAGGGCCTGCTGTTGGGCGGCCATGCGCTGCGTGTAGGATTGCCGGATGTTGCCGAGGGTGATCTTGGTGTCGGCGAGGCTGCCGGCCAGGTCTTCCTCGATCTGGAGGATGCGGCCTTCGAGGCGCAATGGTGTGGCGAAGCTGGTGTCGATGATCTGCACGCTGTCGCCGACGTCCGTGCCTTCCGGGTCGTATCCGGCTTGGCCGAGTGCGGTCACGTCGGCGGTGTAGGAGACGACGGGCGTGGTGCGGGTCTTGAGCGCCGCTTTGGTGAGGTTTAGGAGTTCCTTGGGGTCTTCGCAGTCGGGGAAGTCCACGCTTGCTTCGCTGTGGTGTTTGGTGCCGTCGGCTCCCACGATGCCCCAGTTGGCGAGCGCTTGGTCGTCTTGGATGTAGGGTTTGCCGTTGTTGACGTCGGCGAAGCTGATTTTGCGGCCGTAGCCGCCGGTGGGCTCGCCTTCCTCGTTGGTTTGTTCGATGCCTTTGCCCCAGCCGTAGAGGCGGGTGATGACGTCGCCGGCGTCGATGTCGCGTTTGATTTGGGTGAGGTCTTTGCCGTATTCGAAGCGTTTCGTGCTCGTGGTTTGGCCTCGGTGTTCGACGAGGTGGATGATGCGTTGGCCGATGCGGTTGCCGGTCGGGTCGGGCTGGTATTCGGTCTGGGCTTCGAGCCCGTAGGTGTCGGCGGTCTTCTGGACGGCTTCGAGTACGGTGCAGTGGTAGAAGGCGAGGTCGGCGATGCGGGTGCGGGTGCCGGTTTCGACGGTGCCGACCGTCCACCGGGTGCCTTCGAGGGCTTTGACGAGGCAGGCTTTGGCGTTCGCGTTGCGGTTGCGTTTGTCCTCGATATAGGTGCGGGACAGTTCGGCGATGCTGCCGGTGCAGTAGGCGACGGTGACGGGCATGCCTGCGGCGCGGGCGGTCTGGGTGGACTGGCACAGGTATTCCGCCCATCGACCCGTGCTGTCCTTGAACACGATGCGTTCGTCCTTGTTGATCTCGCCGATGGTGGTGATATCAAGGGTGTCGGTGCCGTCGGTGGCGCGGGTGCGGATGGCTTTGATGGCGTATGGGAGGTCGCCGAGCGGGTTGCCCCAGCGGTCGAAGATCATGTAACGCAAAACGTGTCTCCTAGATGAGCGTGAGCGGCCGGTACGCGAGGCTGGCGGCCGTGACGCCGGACGGGGTGATCGTGTTGGCTCCCGGCAGGAGCGGGAAGTAGTCGGATTCGAGGGTGGGTGTCATGAGGTTGCCGTTGACGCGCAGCTCGCGCGAGTCCGGCGCAGTATCGATGGTGATGCGCCCGGTGATCGCGGTGGCGGATGCGAGAGTGAGCTTGTGGCCGTGCGCGTCCCGTATGGCGATGGTCTTGGCTCCGCTGGCTGGGGTGAGCGCCCATGCGGGCCAGCATGGCCGGTTGCCTTTGACATGGATCGCGTTCGCGCCCGTTTTGAGCGTGACGGTGCGGCTGCGGCCGATGAGATAAGGGGCGGCGGCGATGCTCACGGTGACGAGCGTGGCGACCTGCCGGGGGCCGGCCCACTTGTCCTCCCACGCGGAAAGGCTCATGCGGCCCCGGTATTCGCCGGGCAATCCCCGCCATGAGAGTGAGACGATGGTGCCGGCCAGGGCCGCGAGCTGCGTCTTGGCGGCGAGGATGTCGTCTTCTCCGCCGATCGCGTACAGGCTGAGCGTGATGGCGCGGTCGCCCATGTACGCGGCCCCCGAGGGGTCGGTGAGGGTCAGGTCGAGCCGGCCGTCGCGGCCGGGCATGTCCTGCACGCTCACCATGGGTTCGGCGTTGCCGATGGTCACGCCGTCGGAGGTCAGGGAGAGCATCATGCGCTCCAGCGGCGTGCCGTTGAGCGTGGGGTCTTCGACATGCGGCAGGCGCATGCGTCGCTGGTAGAGCATGATGCTGCCCCCCCTTCCTGTTATCGGCCGAGTCGGGCCATGTTGTCGAGTTCGTAGCTCATTGGCTTGGCGAGCTTGCCGGCCATGACCTCGCCGCCGCGATCGGACAGGTTGAGCGTGATGCCGGCGGATAGTGCCATGTCGATCGCGTCGATGATGTCCTGTTTGGTCGCGGAGTCGGCCGAACGGTCGTCCATCGTGTACGCGATCCGTCCGCCGTTGACGGTGCCGTGGTATGCGAGCGGGGTTTCGAGCCGGCTGGTGTCGGTCTTCAGGCTCACGGTGGGGATCATGTCGGTCAGTCCGTCGATGCTGTCCTCGACGAGGCCGCTGGCCTTGTCGATGCCCTGGGCCATGCCGGCGGGTATCCATTTGCCGACCTCGTCCCTGAAGATGCGTGACGGGCTGTGGATGCCGAGCACGCCCTTGGCCCAGCCGACGAGGCTGCTGCCGAGGTTGCTGATCGTGTTCCTGACCCACTGGAACGCGCCGCCGATGCCGTTGATGAGGCCTTGGATGACCTGACGGCCCGTGTCGTACAGCCATCCGCCGGCCCCGCTGACCGCGCCGAGCACGGTGTCGCGGATGCGGCCGACGGTGTTCGACACGGATTGGATGCCGTTGGACACGGCCGACGTGATCCCGTGCCAGATGTTCGACAGGTACGAGCCGACGCGGTTCCATACGCTCGTCCACACGCCGCTGATGGCGTTCAGGACGGTCGAGATGGTGTTGCGCACATTCTGGATGCATGTGGACACCACGCCGCTGATCGCGTTCCAGATGGTGGACGCGACGGACCTGACCGCGTTCCAGACGCTCGTCCATACGCCGCTGATGGCGTTGAGGACGGTGCCGATCGTGGTCCTGATGCCGTTGATGATCGGCATGAAGAACGCGACGATCCTGTTCCAGACATCCGTGAAGAACTGGCTTACGGCCGTCCATACGCTCGTCCAGATGCTTTTGATTCCGTCGAGGATGTTCGACAGGAACGCTTTGATGCCGTCCCATGTGGTCGTGAAGAACGATTTGATCGCGTCCCATGCGCCCTGCCAGTCGCCCTTGAGCAGGTCGAGGAACACGACGATGACCGTGCGGATCGCGTTCACCGCGGTCGAGATGTAGCCGCTTATCAGCGTGAAGATCGTGTTGACGACGTTGTAGATCGCCGTCCAGATGGTGCTCCACACGGTGTTCGTGCTGTTCATCTGCTGGGTGATGAACGAGAGTATCCAGCCGAACACGGTGTTGATGCCGTTCTGGATCGCCTGCAAGGGTGCGACGATGAGCGCGCCGATGACGGTGAACACGTTGACGATGAAGTCTCGTATCCCGGTGAAGATCGTCGTGGCGGTCGTGCTGATGCCGGTCCACACGCCGGACAGGAACGTGGTGATCGACGTCCATGCGCCGGTGACGCCGCCGCTGATCGTCTGCCATAGGCCCGTGAAGAAGCCGGCGATGCCGTCCCATGCGGATTGCACGGTACCTGTGATCGTGGCCCATAGGTTGGCGAGGAATTCGCCGAGCCCGTTCCATAGGTCTTGCGCGGTGGCGACGATCGTGTTCCACGTGTCCGTGAGCCATGAGGTGAACGCGGCCCATGCCTTGCGGCCGACCTCGGTCTGGGTGAAGAACCAGACGAGCGTGGCCACGACGGCCGCGATGGCGACGGCGATAGCGCCAATGGGGTTTGCCGCTATGACGGCGTTGAACGCGCCCTGCACGGCGGTCGCCATTTTGGTGGCGGCGCTCCACGCGGTCTGAGCCGTCTTGACGAGGCTGAGGCTGGAGCCCATCTGTTTGAGCATTTGAATCGGGCCGCCCAAGTCCATCATGAGCATGATGCCGTTGCTGATGCCCTTGGCGGCGGTCGTCACCGTGTTCATGGTTCCGGTGAGCGCCTGTAGACCGCTGTTGAGCGCCTGATAGCCCTTGACTGCGGCGAACGCGGTGCCGATGCCGATGATGATGGGCGCGAGTTCCTTGCCGTGCTGGATGAACCAGTTGAGCGTGTCGGCGACGAGTTTGATGCCGTCGGCGAGACCTTCGGGAGGGATCATGTGCGCCCAGTCGATGACCATGTTGACGACGCCCATGATCGCGTCCCTGATGGTGTCCCACGCGGATTTGAACGCGGTGATCGCGCCGTTTTCCTCCAGTTTGGAGTAGAGGCGCTGGAACCAGCCGATGAGCCCTTCGATGCCTGCCTGGACGACGGGCACGGCGTTGGTGACGCCGTCGGCGATCCAGCTCATGCCGCCGGTGATGGCGGGTTTGACGCTGTCGAGCACGCTCGCGCCGAGCTTGACGAACGCGGCTTCGAGGTTGCCGGTGGCTCCCTCGATGGTGCTGGCGGATGTGGCGGCTTCCACGGCGGCGTCGGTGAAGCCGAGCGACATGATCGCGTCGTTGAATTCCTGCGCGGTGATCTGCCCGTCGGCCATCGCGTCGCGGAAGTTGCCGGTGTAGGCTCCGGCCTCCTTGAGTGCCTGTTGGATTTTGCCGCTCGCGCCGGGGATCGCGTCCGAGAGCTGGTTCCAGTTCTCGGTCGTGAGTTTTCCCTGGCCGGCGGTCTGCGTCAGCACCATCGCCACGGACTTGAAGGTGTCGGCGGAGCCGCCGGCGACGGCGTTGAGGTTGCCTGCGGCTTCGGCGAGCTTGTCGTAGTTGGGCACGCCGTTGGCGGCGAGCTGGGCGGTGGTGTTGCGGATGTCGTTGAGGTCGTAGACGGTCTTGTCGGCGTAGTCCTGCGTGCTGGCGGTGAGTCGTTTGATCTGCTGTTCGCTGACGCCGGCGAAGTTCAGGGTGCTGGCGAACTTCTGGGCGCTGTCGGATGCGCTGGTGATCTCGCCGGACAGGCCCATGAACGCTTCGATGGCCTTGCCCGCGACGCTTTGCGCGATGCCGGTGATGACGCCGAGTTTCGCGCCGAAGCCGCCGGCGAAGCCGTTGCCGGCTTTGATGCCGGCGGTGTTGCCGGCGGTTTCCGATGCGCTGCCGAACGCCGATTCGATGGCCTTGCCGACGCCCTTCATGCTGGGCACGACCTGCACGAACGCGGTGGCGATCTCGATTGCCATGCTATGCCTCCCTGATGGTGGTGCGCGGTGCGGCCAGGTATGCGGCCAGTTGTTCGTCGTCCATCGCCACGGCCTCGCCGCCCGTGGCTTCACGTCGGACGGTGCCGGGGCGTTGGAGTTGTCCGCGCCAGCGCGCGCCCTTGCGTGAGGCTTCCTTGGTTTTCGTCCAGGCGAGGAACGCGAGACTGTCGCGGATGTCGGCGAGGAGGTAGGTCTGGTCGTCCCATGCGAGGCGCGGGTCGAGTTTTTGCCAGATGATGGCCTGACGGGGCAGGTTGGCGGCCAGTGCGGCCGCACGGTCGGCGGGCAGTTCGCCCGTCCAGATGAGGTCGGGGTTGAGCCCATAGAAACGCTGGAAGTCCGCTTCGAGCGCGTCGGGCGCCGTGGCGAGCATTCCTATGAGCGTCAGGAGTTTGGGGCGACCTGTTCGAGGAGTTGGGCGATGAAGTCGCTGACCTTGTCGATGCTCACGCGGCCGGTGTCGGGGTCGCGCAATGCGTCCTTCATCGCCGTGTACTGGTCGCCGCACAGCTTCTTGAGGAAGGGGACGATGGCGAACGCGCCGGAGCCGTCTCCGGTCTGGGCGGTCTGGAGGTCGTAGAGGTATTCGACCATGTCGAGGTCGTTGAAGATCGCGGGGCCGACGGTGACGGTGACGCCCATGACCTCGACGGTCTTGGGCTGGTTTTTCGGGGTCTTGTGGTCCTGCGGCTGCTTGGCTGCCATATGCGTGTCCTTTCAAAGGGTCAAGGGTGCGCCCGCCGGACGGCGGGCGCGGGGTGTGGTCACTTTTCGGCGATTGTCGCGGTGGTGACTTTGGCGATGTATTCGACGCTGGTGGCTCCGTTGATGAGGTCGCTGGGGTTGGCGCTCATGGTCACGCCGTAGCCGATGGCGTCGCCGGCGCTGTAGGTGGTGTCGTCGAATTCGGTGATGGTGCCGTCGGCGACGACGATGCGCTTGACGCGGTTGCCGGTCATGGCGATCTCGAACACGAGGACGAGGCTTTCGCCGGACGGGATGGCGTGGTAGACGGTGAGCTTGTCGGCGGTGCCGGTGACGTTCGCGGTGCCGAAACGCAGTTTGAGGCTGGCTTCGTTGGTTTCGATCATGTTGAACTGCCATGTCTCGCCGTAGCCGCTGATCTCGGACAGTACCTTGATGCCGCCCATCTCGTTGATGTCGGTGGTGTCGGTGTCGGTGGCGTTGGTGACGCCGTCCTCCGACAGGTAGCCGACGCAGGTGTAGGCTGCCGGCAGGGCGGTGGTCGCGTCGGCGGGCAGTGCGGTGCCGGCGGGCGCGTAGTAGAGGCAGCCGGTCTTCTTGGGCTTGCCGAGGCTGACGTTTTTCTTGTTGTTGTGGTTGGTTTCGGCCATGATGGTGCCTTTCGGATGGTGCGGCGTCGTCTTATTGGGTGGCGGCGTCGAGCTGGATGGTGATCTGGTATCGGGGCTGGGGCGGCGGGCCGGGGTCGGGGAAGTCGATGACGCTTTCCACGCCGACGGCGGCGATGGGGTCGAGCAGGTCGAGGTCGAGCAGTCGGGGCAGCAGCGTGCCGGTGGCGAGCTGGGCGGCCTGCCACCGGCTTTCCGCCCATACCTGCACGGCGAGGATGGGGTGGCTGCTGTATTCGAGTTCGCTGCCGCCGACACGCTCGATGGTGACGAGCCGTTTGGGCCGGTCGGCGGGCACTTCGAGGTATGCGGTCAGGCCGTCGCCGTCGGGGTCGGCGTCGATCCAGTCCTTGACCGTTTTTTCGAGGTTGAGGCTCATCGCCGTTTCACCGCCTTGAGCAGCGTGTTGTGCTTCGCGTTGTCCACCATCGCATTCACGTTGCCTTCGGAGCCGTGCCCGGTCGTGGCGAGCGCGACGCTGCCTTTGGTGGTGCTGACATGGGGTGCGGCCTCGTAGGTCGCGCCTTCGACCTGTGCCATGCTGTTGGCACGGGCGGCGATGAGCGTGGCCTGTTGGTCGATGGTCTGCTGGATGGGTGCGGATTGGCGTATCGCGCGGAAGCCGGCGAGGTTGAGTTTGACCTTTGCCATGCGTTGCTCTCCTAGCCTCTGGTGTCGGCGAGTTCGACGGTGAGGTTCCAGCGGGTCGGGGTGATGCCGCCCGTGTAGGGGCGGGGGTCTCCGATCACGGTGTATTCGACGCCGTCGATTCTCGCTTTGGCCCCGCGCAGGCTCCGGTAGGGCCATGCGCGGGGCATGTGGATGGTTTTGGCGGTGCGGATGCCGTCGGGGCGGATGGGGTCGGTGGAGTTCGACTGGCTGCCGTCCTGTATGAGCACGTCGTCCACCTGTTCCTCGCGGGTGTTCCAGATGATTCCGCCGCCGGGGTCCTCGCCGGCTTTGACGCGGTGGATGAGGGTGATGGTCTCGCCTCTCATGCCGCGCCTCCGGCCATGTCGTAGGCCCATGCCTCGCCATCGCCGCCCAAGGCTTCCTTCTCGCTCGTGGTGAGGTAGAGGTCGCCGGCGGGGTTGGCGTAGCTCAGGCTTTCGCTGTAGCTGCCGGCCGTCTGGGTGGATTGGGTGACGCCCGACATGTCGGGGCCGGCCTGCATGGCTCGTTTGACGGCCATGCAGGCGATGCGCTTCAACGTGGCCGGCTTGGCGTTGGCCCATTGGGGGCATGTGGTGCGGATAAGGTCGGAGGCGTCCTGCAGCAGCGTCTCGGCGCGGGTTCGTTCGTCGCCGGTGAGCGCGTGCCAGCGTGCTTCGAGGTCTCCGACCTGCGCGAACGGCTTCTCGTCGTCCGTTTCGTCCTCTCCCCCGCCGGCCTGCGTCACGGTTGTGCCGTCGGACAGGTTGAGCGGGGTGCTGGGGTATCCGTCCATGCGGGGTCTCCTTAGGCGAGGATGCCGGCGGCCTTGAGCTTGGTCAGCGTGGAGTTGACCTTCGCGATGATGGCCGCCGAGTCGGTGCCGGCGGCGAGCTGCGCTTCGGCCGCCTGCTGGAGCACGCCGCCGCGCGCGCCGGCGGTCGGCGCGGGCGGCGTGAACGTAGACGGCTTGCCGGTGATGGCCGACCATGCGATGGTTGCGACGCCTTCCGCGAACGGGGTGCCGTCGGGCTTTACCAGACGCACAGGGATGGCGAGGCCGGAGTCGTCGGCCTCGTCGGTTTTCTGCACTACGAGCGTCTGGGTGAGGGGCGCGGCCATCACTTGGCCGCCCTGCCGGTGGAGGTCGGCTTCTTGAGCACGGCGATGCCCTTGGGGTCGAGGATCGCGTAGCTGTACATGGCCTCGGTGCGGTAGGCGATCTGGTTGACGCCCTTGAGGTCCTTACCGGTGTTGTCGGGGTCGCCGTATTCGATGATCTCGCTCCAGATGTCGCGCACCATGCCCCACTTGATGAGGCGGAAGTCGCCGAGGAAGGCGAGGATGCCGGTCGCAGGGGTGACGAGCCGGCCGTTGACCGTGCCGGACGTGGCGGCGGGGATGCCGTCGAGGTTGCCGACCTGGAGGTTGATCGGGATTTCCGGGTAGAAGCGCTGGCCGGTGGAGGGAACGCGAATCTTGCGCAGCTCGTTCGCCATGGTCTTGGACAGGGCGATGCCGTTGATGTCGTACTCGTCGCTGACGGCCTCGGCGAGGCTGTCGATGTCGGCGACGCGGTCGTCGGTGGCCGGCACGCTGACCGCGCTTTTGGCGAGCGCGTTGAAGCCTTCGAGGGTCGTTTTATTCTTGGGGTCGAAGGCGTGGTAGATGACGTAGTCGAGGACGCGGCCCATCGCTGCGGCCTGATCGGCTTGGATTTTGCTGATGATTTCCAGTTTGGCGTCTTCGTCGGCCCACTGGAGCTCGTTGCTGACGCGGGTGGTGGTCTGCACCTTGAAGCGTTTGCCGACGACCGGGGCGAGGGTTTCCTCGTAGCTGGACTTCTGTGCGCCTTCGGCGACGACTTCGGCTTCGGAATTGCCGGTGAAGACCATGTATTCCTTGTCGAGGAAGAGCTGGGGCTCGCTTGGGGACAGCGCGGCGATGGTGCTGGTGTCCTTTGCGCGCTTGGTGATGACGGTGGCTACTTCCTTGGGGAGCAGCACCTTGCTGGTGTCGAGTGCCATGGTTGGTTCCTTTCAGATGGTTGGTGGCGGTTAGTCTTTGTTGCCGAAGAGGCTGCGCACGTATGCCTTGGCGCGTTCGTCGGCGGTTTTGCCTTCGGGGTGCTGCGCCGGGTTGGGCACGTTCGGCAGCTTCGGCGCTGGGTGCACGAGCGGCTTGAGGATGTCGGCGTGCGCCTGAATCTCCTCTAGGGTGCTGCCGCGCAATGCTTCGGCCGGAATGCCGGTCTTGGCCGATACCTGTGCCTTCCATTCGGCCTGCTGTTCCTTGGCCTTGTAGGCGGCTACCTGCGCTTCGAGTTCCTGCGTGCGCTTGGCGGCCTTGTCGGCTTCGCTCATCTGGGATTCCTTGAGCTTTTCCAGCTCGTCGGCGGCGGCCTTGTTGGCCTTGGCCTTCTTTTCCCAGTCGCGCGAGTGGCCGAGCGCTTCCTTGTATTTGGCTTCCCAGTCGATCTCCTCGCCGTTGCCGTTCGGTTCGGCCGGCGGGGTGGCGTCGGGAGTGTCCGAACCGCCTTCGACTGGCGGCGCGATGTATCGGATATTGGGGTGCTGGAGGTTGAGGAACATGGTTGTTCTCCTTGTGGTCGAGCCCTTTCCGGGCATTAAAAAAGCCACCCGTGCGGGTGGCTGAAAACTCTTGGCCCGGTCTGCGGGCATGAAAAAGCCCCGGCGGATATCCGCCGGGGCTGGGATCAGTCGGCGAGCGCCAGTGCGATAAGGTTGCGGCTGGGCTGGCCGATGTGGTCTTTGGGTTTGTTGTGGTAGAGGCAGTGGAGCAGGTCGGCGCGCAGTTCGGCTTCGCTGAGGTTGATGCCTGTGTCTTCGATGTTGAAGTAGGGTTCGCCGAACTGGAGGCCGTAGCGGGCTAGGAGATCGTCGGTGTCTTCGCCTCGGTGCTGGGTGAAGTAGTCCTCTTCGCTCATGGTGTCGCCTCCCGGATCATCGTATTGAACATTTTAGCTGATTCCGGCATGAAGTTCTCGATGATGGCCCATGCGGCGGGGTTGGCGAGCTGGGCGTCGAGCATTTCGGCGAATGCCTCCGATGATTGGTGGCTTCCTTGTTGTTGGAAGTATCCGTTGGGGTGTCCTACGGTTTTGGGGTAGTCGTCGCCTAGCGCGGCTTGGAGCATGTCTTCGATGTTGCGGTCGGTTTTGGCGGTGCCGCGACGTACTTGCTGGCCGAGTTCCCAGAGTACGTGTTGGCGGTCGGATGGTTTGCCGTCGGCCATGAGCATCGCTTGCGTGCTGTTGTAGAGGTTTTGCGCGTCCTTGTTGAGCGTGTCGGCGAACATGGTTCCGTGGTGCGGACCGCTGGAGTACATGTTGCGGTCGAGTAGCCAGTCGAGCATGTGGCCGCTTTCGTGGAAGAGGTTCTGCACTGGGCGGTGTGCGCTGTCTCCGGCCATGACGGTGTCGAGGTTGAGGTGGATGCCGCCGTCGGAGGGGCTGAAGTAAGCACCTTTGGACAGCCGTGTTTCTTTGATGTCGTATTGGGCGGCGTATTTGGCCCAGAGCCTCGCCGCGTCTTTGTGCTCGGTTTTGCTGAGCAGCCGGTTGACGCGGCGGGTATACGCTTCGCCGAGTTGTTGTTCGAGTCTGCTGCCTCGCGGGATGCGCAGGTCTGGCGAGAATTCTGATCCGTCGGTGAACGATTCCGGCGATTCGCTGCGCATCCACGAGAGCACGGTGTTGAGATCGCTGCCGGCTCCGGCCGCTTTGGCGGCGTCCTTTGCCTGCTGGTATATGGCCTTGAGTTTGTCGGGGTCGTAGCCGTCGATCTCGGTCTCTCCCCATGAGGGGACGATCTTGCAGTCGCAGTCGTGGTGGTATTTGTGCCATTTGCCGGCGGTGTCCTCACTGGCATAGACGAAGCCTCGGGATGCGAGCATGGCGCAGAACGCGCAGGTTTTCCCTTGGGGCACGCGGGCGTATTTGGGTTTGGTGGGGTCGTTCTGGGCGGTGAGCCGGCCTGTGAGGCGGGCGGTTTCGTTGATGATGTCCTTGGCGAGGCGCGCCCAGTCGTCTTCGGTGTAGCCTTGCGTGTTGACGGCCCAGAGGTAATCCATGGTCAGGCCGGCTTTGCTTCGGCCGTTGATGACGTCGGTGAATTTCGCGCCGACGTGCATGGTGTTGTTGTAGCCGCCGACGATCTGCCAGAAGGCTCGGTCTGAGCTGACCTGCGCTTCGGTGTAGTCGGGCATGCCGATGCCGGCGGCCTCGGCCCATGCGGCACGCACGTTCCTGTAGTAGTCCTGTGCGATGAGGTTGGCTTTGCGCGCGTAGTCCTCCAGTTGGCGGCGGGCTTCGGTGGTGGGATCATCGCCGAAGTAGAGGCTGTTGGGCACCATCGTCTTGGCTTCGATGATGAGATCGGCGAGTTCGTCCTGATAGTCGTCCCACAGGTCGTTAAGGTGCTCGTTGAACGCTTTACGCTGCGCCGGATTGAGGTTGTTCAGCGGCAGGCTGTTGCTGTCCATTGGCTGCGTCCTCCTGCGTGTCGGTCTTGGCGGTGGCGATCTTGGCGCGAAGTTCGTCGATGGCGTTCTGCGTGCGCTGCTGTCTCTCGTAGGCCCGGTGGGCGTTGATCTCGTCCCATGTCAGGCCGGCGCGGCTCAGGCCCACGTCGCTGTCGGCGAAGGCTGGGTTGGTGGACGCGACCTTCTGGTACCAGTCGGCGCGGGCGGCGTCGCTGGCTTCCTTGGTGGGTGCCCAGATCGGCCGCAGTTGGCGGATGTCGGCTTCGTCCGCGCCTTGGGCGGCGAGCGCCATGGCGAGGATGCTTTTGATGCTTTCGCCGAAGCGTTTGTTTTGCCGGTCGGCGGTGCGGGAGAGTTTGCGTTCGGCTTCGGCCATGGCTTCGGCGCTGGCGGGGTTGTCCATGGTGATGCCGAGGTCGTTGACGGGGATGTCGGTTTCCGAGCTGACCATGAGGGCAACGGTTTTGAGCATGTCGGAGTGTGGCTGCATCGAGGCCTGTGTGAGTTGGCGCAGTTCGGGTTTTTCGCCGTTGCGGCCGGCGGGGATGCCGTTGATGACGCTGACGATGCTGCCCCATGTGTCGGGGCTTACCTGTCCTTTGTTGGCTCCGAGGAACCAGATGCGTGGTGCCGCGTAGAATTCTGCGGTCGCTTCCATGCGCACGAGGGTGCGCAGTCCGAGGTCGGTGAGGGCCATGAGTGGGCGGGTGATGCGGCTGGAGCCGAGGGGGCGGTAGAGCTGTTGGTCGCTGACGATCGGTACGACGGTGGGTTGGTCGAAGCCGGTTTCGATGCGTTCGGCCTCCCATGTGCCGCTGTTGCGGCGGCACAGGTAGACCTTGCCGGGCAGCCATACGTCGAAGCGGGTGATGTAGCCGTCTTTGTCTTTGTCGCGGATGGTCATGGCAGCGCCGATCCTGTCGTTGCCCCAGTCCCATAGGGCGCTGCTCCAGTCGGCGGCGCGGGGCGTGATCCTTATGTCGTCGCCGTCGCCGGAGATGGTCATGAAGCTGCATCCGTGCGTGTATGCGGACACGATGGCCTGCTGGATTTTCACGCCGAACGTGTTCGCCGCGACGAGGTCGTCCACCTGCGTTTGGAGGCTGTCGGGCGCGTCGATGCCTTCGAACACGGAAAGGTCGGCGAGCGCGCGGACGGCTTTGTTGGGCCAGCCGATCATTGGTTTTGCGAGTGCTTTCATGGCCGGCGGGATGCTGTAGGCGACGCCGTTGTAGTGGTAGTGGGCGAGGTAGTAGCTGGTGCGCAGGGTGTTGCGCATGTAGTGGCGTCGCCATTGTTTGAGGAGTTCGTTGATGGTGGGCTGGTCGTCGGGGTCCACGCCGGCGATGGTGTTGGCGTAGGCGCTTTCGATGGCGAGCCAGCCGGCTTGTCCGCGCAGGATGGGGACGTCTTCGGTGTTCATGTCAGTACCATGCTTCCTGTTGTGCGGTGGGGTCTCTTCTGGTGGTCATGGCCCCGTGGAGGGCTAGGGTGACGGCGTTGAGCGGGCTGATGTCGGTGTCGTCGTCGGGTCGGTTCCATCCGAAGAGGCCGTTTTTGCCGATGGGGCGTGTGGTGGCTTTGGCGGCGGCTTGCCAGAGTGGTTGTTGGCCGTCTTCGGGCAGGTGGGTGAGGGTGCCGTCTCTGAGCATGTCCTGGAGGCGTCCGCAGGCGCGGCCCATGTCGGTGGCGGCGGTGACGGTGACGGTGACGCCGGCTTCGGCGAGGTCTGGCAGGAGCGCGGTGGCGGGGCTTTGCCCGTCGATGACGAGCGCGGCGGTTTGTTCCCAGACCTTGTCGATGAGGTTGACGGCCCACATGGTGCCGTCGAGGTTGGTGTCCCTGTATTCGGCGAGTTCGATGTGGGCGGTGTTGTCGTCGTATCGCATGCATGCGCCGATGGTCAGGCGTGTGCGTTGGGGGTTCATGTCGATGCCGAAGCTCATGACGCCGCCGGGGCGGCGGCGCTCGATGGTGGCTTCCTCCCATTGGCGGCGGTCGATGGCCTGGCTGAGGGCGTGTTCGTCCCAGATGCCGAGGGCTTCGCGCCGGAAGTCGTCGCCGGTGAGGTTTTCCCACAGGTTGGCGATGGATTCGTCGCTGGTGTGGGACGGGTAGCTGGGGTTGGCTTTCCTCCATTGGTCGCGGTCGAGGGGGTCGGCGTCGCGGTCTGCGGTGAATTCGACGTAGAGGGTGCTGTGGGTGCGGCCCGCGCGCGTTTTGTCCCTGAGGCGGGTGAACGCTTCGCCGTTGTCCCTTGGCCCGGGCGGGGTGCCCATGTAGATGGTCTGGGGGTTGTAGGCGCGGTTCTGGGTCGGCAGCATCGACGCCATCGCCGAGTCGGACAGGTGCTGGGCCTCGTCGATGACGAGCAGGGCGATCTTCTTGACGCCTCGCAATGCGCCGCGTTCGCGGGCGCGGAAGAAGATACGGCTGCCGTTGCGGAAGCGTATCTCCTCTTTGCCGGCGGCGAGGCTGATGCCGTGGTCGGGGTCCACGAGGCCGCTCATCTCCGGCCTGAGCACGATCGCGCACAGGCTTTCGAACGTGTCCTTGATGACGCTGAAGTGCTGCGCCGTCCACACGATGCGCATGCCGGGGGTTCGGGCGGCGCGGTGGATCGCGACCCAGCCGATGTCGTAGGTCTTGCCGGTCTGGCGCGGGATCGACAGCACGGCGTTGCGGGCGCTCCAGAAGCCGTCGGCGCTTTTCGCGAGGATGATCCGGTTGATCTGCCGCTGCCAGACGTCGAACCGGTCGCCCGCCGCTGCGGCGAGCCTGTTGAGGCTGGGTTCGCCGCTGGTGTACAAATCGTCGGGGATGATCTGGCAGGCCGCCCCGTCAATCCTCGTACTCATCCAATCGTATGTCCTCCGTGTCCAGGGCCTGCATGGCCGGGTCGTGCCCGTTCGACGCCTTGTCGATCGCCTCGATCTCGGCGCTCATGTCCGCGAGCCGTTTCGTCAATGACGCGAGGTCGCGTGAGCTTATCGACCCTTCGTCGAGCTTTTCGGCGATCAGGTTGCGCATCGCCACCAGGAGGCGGCGGCGATCCCCGGAAGCGGCGGCATTGCTGACCCTATGGGACTTCGACGAGCCCTTCGAGCGAGGGGTTTTCGACGTTCTGGACACCAAGACGGCCTCCGTTCAAGTGTGGAAAAAGCCCGGGGGAAAAACGGCGCTTTGCCCGTGGTCGCCCCGGCGGGGCCGGGTGGGGTCTACTCCCCACCCCCGAACCAGTCCGAGCAGCGGATCGGCCCGGATTGGGTTGGCTCTGTGCGCTGTGGGGCCTTGCCCTGGGCGATGAGCTGGGCGACGCGCTCGCGCGCCCATGCCAGACTGTGCGTGCCTTTGATGGCGTTGCACCATCGGTGCGCGGGCCCGCTGTTGTCGTGCGTGAGCGTGCCGCCGCGCGCCAGGGCGATGGTCTCGTCCACGACGAAGCTGTATGGATGCGGTGCCTTGAGCTCGTAGTCGATGGGCCGATGGCAGATGTAGCAGTCGGCCCGCATGTGCCGCCACCGCTCGCGCTCGCGCCGGCGGCGATAGCCATTGCTGTACCGCGGATTGCCCACGCACGCCTCCAATCGAACGCCTGTACGGATCGACAGACTGCGCTCGCCGGCGGGAAGAAGAGGAAAGAACCGCCGGCGAGGCGTCTGTCTGTGGTGGTTTCTCGGGTGCCGCATACGCCGGTTGCGCACGGTGCCGGCGGCGGATGGCGGATGGTGCGGGATTCGAACCCGCGAAGCATGAGGTCGGTTGTCATGCCTGCCCGCCTAGCAAGCGGGTGCCTTCGACCGCTCGGCCAACCATCCAAGGGGATCGGATACGAAAAAAGCCCATCCCCGATGGGACAGGCTTTTCCGATACTCCGATTACACGCGACAGCGTAACACGAAACCGTCTCACGTTCAAACGTCGCCGCCGTCGCGCTCGGCGCGATCCTGCGCGCAGGCCAACAGCTCCATGATGTTCCACTCCCAATAATGCCGGTCGATGCGCCGCGTGGACGGCATCTTGCCCCGGCTGCGCCAGTTCGCCAAGTCCTTGCCCGTCACGCTCACACCCGTGTTCTCCCGCACCCATCGGGCGGCGTCGGCCTGCGTGCGCGTGATGTGCATGAGCCCCGCGCCGCGCAGGTACTCCAACCGCACGCGCTTCAAGTCGAGCCATGCGCCGCATTCGGGGCACACCGTATACCGCGCGGAGCGGGCGGCGTAGATCGGCGTGCGTATCGGCTCGTCGTCGTCCCCCTTCGTGTTCAGGCAGTTGGGGCATACGCCGACAAGACGGCGCTCGTCGGCGTGCGTGGTGGCGGTTTCGACCTTTTCCGATAGGCGGATCAGGTCGGCGTATAGGTCGCCGGCCGTGTCGAGTCGTGCGAGGTCGGGCATGTGGTGCAGCAGCAGGCGGGTGATGTCGGCCCATTGCATGAGGGTGCGGGGCCGGTCGTATCGGTCGTGGCCGATCGGTTTGACGCCGAGCATGCCGCCGGTGAGTTGCAGGTGCGTTTCCACTGCGGAGTACAGGGCTTGGGCGGCTTCGTTGACCGGCGGGGCCGCGTATGCCCTGTTGCCGTGGCGTGGCGAGCGTTCGCGGGTGGTGGCTTGTTTGTAGGCGATCTGTTGGAGGGCTGGCATGCCGGCCTTCAGGAGCCATGCGAGGCGTTTCGCCCAGTCCTTGACGCATTCCTTGCACAGGTTCGCGTCGCCGGCTGGTTTGCCGCAGGCCGCGCATGTTCGTTGTTCCATCATCCCCGCCCTTTCGCTGGTGCTATACTCGCTTGTTGGACAATGCGAGCCTCTGCCGAAAGGTGGGGGCTTTTACTTTCCCGAAGCCGTTCCCGACGTGGTGGATTGGCCGGGAACGGCTTGTTTTCAACGGTTTGCTGACTTTCCTTAACTTTCTCTTCTATTGTCGCCGATGCCGGCGGGTTTTTCCGGCGCGGGGGCCGGGGGGGCTTGCAGGATGATGGCCTTCACCTCGTCGATGGGGATGCGCAGGGATCGCGCGGTCTCTTCCGGCGGCACGCCCTTGCCGTGCCATTCCACGATGATCTTCCTGACGCCTTCGGTGACTCTCACGCCCGTGCCTCCTGCCGGTCGAGCCGTTCGCATGCGGAGTGCTTGGCGCACATTTGGGCGACGCGGCGCATGCACTTGCGGATCGCGCCGCCGTAGGAGAGGGCGACGACGGTGAACCGGCCGAAGCATTCCGGGTGCGTCACGTCACGGCCGGGCGTGGCGGTGCCTCGCATGATGGTGACGGGGCCTAGCTGCCAGGCGGTGATTTTGGCGTCGATGTTGTTCATAAGATTTCCTTTCTTGGGTCGTCATTTGACCCCGTATCGGCGGCCGCTCCAGATGCCCTGCAACTGGTAGCCGTTGATCCGGTTGTGCTCGTCGGCGAACCGGCGGCACTCGCCGATGACCGGGCATGACCGGCATATGGCGAGCGCGGCCGCCTGTTCGTATGGTTTGCCGCTGAACCAGAGTTCGGGGTCGTGGTCGCGGCATGCGGCCTGATGTCGCCAGTCCATGGGTTATCGGCCGTCCTTTCGGTAGGGGTTGGCGCGTTCCACGATGGCGAGTTCGTCGAAGTGGTTCATGGCGTCGAACACGGCCTGTTTGCCTTGTTCGTAGGCTTCGGCGAGTTCGTCGGACTGTTCGGCGTCCATGATCGAACCGGCCTGCGGCCTTTTGAAGCCCGCCGTCCTGAGCCTGCGTTCGATCTCGTAGAGGCCGATTGGTTCGCTGTCGCAGGTGAAGACGATGCTCAGGCGTTTCATGACAAGTCCTTTTGCAGCGCGCGACGGCCGGCCTCGGTGATGGCATAGCGTCCGTATCCGACGTCTTGCGTGTATCCGCGTTCCTCCAGGGATTGGAAGGTGCGTTTGTGGTTGCCGTCGGCGGGCTGCATGTCGCCGTGGTTGACGAGCTGGAGCAGCACACTCTTCTGCGCGTAAGTGAGTCGTGGTCTCATTTGACGCCTCCGCTCAGCGGGTCGATGAGCTCGCAGCTCATGGCGTCGATGCGCTCGCCGGTCTTGACGGTCAGGCACAGGCGTTTGACGTCGCCGGTACGCCGCACCTCCTGCGTGACGGTCTGCACATCCTGTTCGCCGAGCTGCGCCTGTTCGCCAAGCCCGTAACCGACCACGAACGCTGCAAACACACACACGAAGGCCGGCATGATCCTCACAGCCCATGGTCTACCGTTCCTCATTCCGTTTCCTCCGTCCCGTCAATGAGCGTCCATGCGCTCGCTGCCAGATTGACCCACCATTCGCGCTCGCTGTCGTCCATGGCATTGCCGCTCTCGTGGGCAATCGGGCAGTCGCCGACCTGCTCGTGCAGGCGCATGGCGAGCCGTTCCGCCTCGTCCGGCATGAACGGCCTACGGTTTATGGACCGCTCGAGCTGGATGGCGAGCGCGAGCGCATCGTCATGGCCTTGGGTATATCCGATCACGTAGGCCTCGGCCGGGCTGTCGTTGCCGAGGCCGGCGTCGGCGAGCGCGTTCAATGCCTGTTGGGTGATGTCGATGCTCATATGCGGGCCTTTCGGTGTTTGCGTTCGGCTTTCCATTTCGGGTGGAACTGCAGGAACGCTTTGAGCGTGCTTATCGGCTCCCAGAAGTCGCCGTCCGGTAGGTCGAGTTGCCACCATTGACCGCAGACCGGGCAACGCCATACCGGATCACTGCCAGAGGGCTTGCAATACTGACTACTCACTCCACGCCTCCAGTTCGCTGATGTCGGTCGGAATGCCGTATTGGTCGTAGTAGAGGCGTGTGCTCATTGTTGGTTCCTTTCGTGTTCGATGAGGCGGTCGAGGCAGGCGAGGGCCGAATAGGGGAAGCCTTGCCGGAGTTTCGCCCATGTGTGCGCTTCGGCGTCGGGGATGGCGGGATCGTTGGCGAGGGTGTCGAGGATGGCGTGTTGTTGGCGTGTCCATGCGATCTTCTCGTCGTGGTCGATGACGTGGCAGAGGTACCATCGGGCTTTTTCGAGGTCTTCGACGGGTCGGCCCTTGCTGTGGTAGCGCCAGAGGTATTTGATGGCGTTGCCGAGGCAGAAGCTGGTGTCTGCGGTCAGTTCGATGCACTCCATGCCCGGGTGCGAGCGTGTGTAGTGGTTTGGTGAGTTGACGGGGTCGTTGGCCCATGTGGTGTGCATGCTTACCAGTCCTTTTCGAGTTCCCGGCAGTCGGGGCAGATGGATGACGTGCTGTCGGTGAGCGGTGCGCCGCAGATCGCGCAGATGGTCGGATCGTTGGCCGGTTCGGGTCGGTGGGTGGCCTTTCGGAGACGTCGGATGAGTTCGATGACGGGGTTGGGGCGGTCCGGGGTTGCTGTGTGGGCGTTCATTGCTTGTCCCTGAGTTCGATGTGTCCCCAGTCGCATGACGCTCCGCCGGAGTCGGAGAAGCATCGGACAGCCGCGCTGCCGTCGGGCAGTTCGTACCAGCGGACGTATCCGGGGTCGGGGTTGTTCACGGTGCCCTGGCCGTCGCCTTTGGGTGTTTCTCCGCATGCCGTGAGCGCGAGGATGGCGAGGATCGCCGTGAGGGTTGCGGGTATTCGTTTGCCGGTGTTCATGATTGGATGCCTTGGTGTCCGGCTCGCATGATGTCGAGGTAGGCGGTGTAGTCGTTGATGTCCCTGTGGATGCAGTCTTGGACTCGGTGGGTGCCTGCGTGGTTCTGGTAGGGGTCGCGGCCGATGGCTTGGTCGGTGAGGCGCAGGGTGGTGAGGTCGAGTTTTCTGTGGTGGAGCCCTTCGGCGATGGGGTGGTTGAGGTGGCGGCTGAGGTGGACGTCGAGTTGGCGTAGGTCGAAGTCCACGTTGGTTCCTGCGGGGTGGAGTGTGTATTGGCTGAGTTGGTAGTTGAGGAATTCGTGGATGTTGAGCGCGGTGTGCTTGTAGTCGTAGCCGGTCTTGGGTGCTTCGGCGCTGGCGAGCATGAGTCCGTTGGCGAGGTGCATTTCGTAGGCTTTCAGGAGTTCGGGGTGGTTGGCCCAGTTGCGTATGTTGTCGGGGTGGACGATCAGGTGGAGGCTGTCGTGGGGGTGTTTGCCGGTCATGTCGGTGACTTGCATGCCGACTTCCAGGAGTTCGCACTGATTGGGGTCGAGGCCGGTGGTTTCGGTGTCGATCCATAGGAGCATGTCGGGTTTTCTTGGCGGGCGGGGCGGGGCGGGGGGGGTGGGCCCGGGGGCGGTGGGGGGGGGTG